ACAAGGGAATCCTTATCAAGATCTCTTTGACTTTTAATAAAGCATGCTTTCAACGTTGTCTCATTTTCGATTACTTCTTGCCATTGTCTGAAAATTGTGTGAGGGACTACGATGAGGGAGTCAAAGAAAGATTGAGGGGTTATCTGGGGCAGTATAGAAAAACAAGATGCACTACTCTCTGGATGTAAATTGCTGAGTTGATTGTATTGGTTGTATTGTTTGTGCATTTGATTTTCATGGAGTGGCTGGAGGGCCATTTGGCTAATGTGGCCAAGTGCGGTCAACGTCTTTCCTGTGCCCCCTGAATCACCGAGTATTCCAAAATCACTGAAGAGTGTCTGGACAAGAACTTGATTCTTGTAAATGGGCATACCTTGTCTGAATTGCGTTTCACGCTGACGCATCTCATGTAAAAGGGCTAGTTGATGTACTTTGAGTGTAGTCTGCAGGTGTTTAGGTTGTTGTGTTACAGGGGAATTACTAGTGAGAGCATTTTGATAGGTTTGTTGAAACATATCTAAATGTTGTCCTAAGGATCGTATTGTTTGTAGCATTATGATTTGATATTCTTACTAAAGGTCTCTTAGATCTCCAAGTTTAGGCTCTCAGCTCAGGCATTCGCAAAGAAGGTCCTGAGCGCCGCCGGCCTAATAAAGGCCTTGATATCCATATTCGTCTTCTTCATCAGTGGATTAGGATTCGGATCATCTCGCAGCTTTTTCTTGTCAAAGGTATTCTCGCTGTGGCTAATCACGAGCATCACCTTGAAAGGATCAAGCTGAATCATTGGATTCACATAATTATCCAAGAAGGACTTCTCTTCTGCATGCGTGACAGTCTCATCATAGGTATGCGTAAGGGCATAGCTCCGCCGCCAGGCCATCGTTCCATTTGTAGCGTGATTCCTGTTATAGGGACCGAGTTTATATATAGTCTTATTATCAGTATAGTACATATAGATCTCTGAAGATCCAGCGAGTTCAATCTTAGGGTTCTTAATGAATTGTGCCACTGCGTAGGCCACTCTCTCAGGGCTATAGTAGTCGTCGTCGTCCATGGCAACAAAGATCTCACCCTTCCCCTCCTTGTTCAAGCGATTCCGCTTAGCTCCAATGAGGAGTTTAGAACCATCATGGCGAATATAGCGAATGTTGGGAATTGTCTTCGCAGCCTCCTCAAATACATCTTTTACACAGTCCTCGCCATCATCAAAGATAATCCACTCCATACGATCCTTAGGGTATGTCTGTGCCCTGTAACATTCAATCAGCGCAGGTAAAAACCGGCGGCGATTGGAGGTTGGGGTTAGGACAGAAACAAAAGGCTTCTGACTCATTATTCTTAACTCATCTCTTCTTCTTTAGCTTGTATTGTCTCCTCGTAAATGGCCTGAGTTTTAGACAAAAGCTCCTCCAATTTCTCCTGGAAATTAAGTTCTTTTCCTGTCTTCCATTCATTAAAAGCCCTTGATACTCTATATCCAAAGAACCCAACATCAGCCGTTTCTTCTGCCATGGGTACAACAGGGAATAAAGAAGCAAAGTATGGGGTTGACTTGACTTCTTTGTAAATCTGGTAGATCAGTGCGAAAGGGAAATACAGAATAGAGATAAAAGTCACATAAATAAAGTCAAGAACTCTGAAGGGAATATCTTTCCACAGTGCTTCATTTGCAGCAAAGGATCCCCAGCGCAAAGCCAGGAGTATAACTATCACAATGGAAAGGTACTTCGCAACACTCTTAGAAGCATCTCCTATATCTTCCATCCATCCACGATTTTCAAGATCTTTCTGTGCTTTTTCTTCTGCTGTCATGTTTTGTGTAACAGCAGGTTCAAGAAGGCTCTTTACTTTTGGTTTGTCTTTTGCCACTGGATACTTGTCAATGAAGTCTTTAATTTCTGGGGCTGGTTTATCACTAAAGAAGTCTTTCATGGCGGTATACAGATCATCCTTAAGACTTGGGAGTTTTTCATCGTATTTTGTTTCACGAGTAAGGACTTGAGTGGGGCTCACTTCAATATTTGCATTCCACCAGGCCAACTCGGCATCAAGGAAACTTGTGTATTGTGTTAAAGAGGTACTAAATGTGGCTGAGGTTTTATACTTTGAGACATAGGGGACAAGTGCCTTCGACCCTTCATACTCCTCTAACACTTTGGCTCGAACTCTCTTCCTCATGGGCGTGGCTTGTTGAATCTCTTCCACTGTCGGCTTTTGGAACAAGGATGAAACCTGGTCCATGTCGGCTGTACCGTCTGTTTACAGGGCATACTTGTTATCTCCCATACCAGACTCCACCAAGAAGAAGTTGATGTTTTCAACATAGATATTGAAACTGTAAATGTAAGATGAATTCGGGGGAAGAGGCCAGACCTGAAGATCAAGTTGAAACTTGCGAATACGACTTGAATTCAGAGAACCAGTTGGTTGGCCAGAAGGAGACTGGAGTTCAAAGCTGTAGACGGGGAGGCGGCGATCAGCGCCACCACTGAGGTAACGGAAGGGTGTGATATCTGTGTAAAAGGTGGTTGTCTTAAGTTCTTGGATCTCATTGCCGTCGGCCAAGATACGGAGAGCCCTGAGAATCTCTGGTTGGCCAGCAGGGATTAAGACCCCTGTGGCATTGTGGGCTTCAATGTACTGACTGTCAGAGGGGACTTGAGTAGGATCTTTCGGCCTATTCGGCCAATCCCACCAATTTGTGAAGTTCGCAGGGTAGTTTCTGTAGAGAACCATGTCTGATCTGCGGGGGACCAAGAGGATACGTGTTATAGGGTTGTGTACGTAGAGGTCGAGGAGTTGATTCCCAATAATTTCTGGATATTGGACTTGGGTGACTTGGCGATTCAAGTACATCAGCGGCGATGTTGCGAAAATATTTCTTTCTTCTTCTGGTAAAAATACATATGTTGTATGAAGGGTTGGACTACACGCCCAAGAGTTCAGAGGGGGAACACTTTGGCCAATATCCACAAAAAAATTACGGATCTGTTTTCCTTCATCATTTACAGGGACATATTCGGGAATATTACGATTGATACTGGACTGACTAGACAGGACACGGAACCCAGGGGCCATACGGTATCCAGAGAGATCAAGAGTTGTGTAGAGTTGACTAGAAGGTGTTAGATTGATTGTTACGTCGACTGTATAGTATTGTAGACCAATGAGGGGTAGTGCCTGGCCTTCTTCAGTGAACCAGAAGGGTAGCGGGCAATAGACAGTGTATGCCGGAATAGATGGTGTATTGGTTTGTGCTGTAGTTCTGTTGTCGGGGTACACTGATGGGTATTCGCCACTCGTTTGAGTTGGATTGCCATAGAGACCATTTGCAGGATCAGTGAGTTCAGGCACATCGCCCACGAGCCGCTGCCATTTTTCGAACTTGTCCTTGGGATAGTCAATGAGTGCCTTGGCCATAATGTATTCGCCAGTAAACTCTTGTACTTTGTTAGGACCGATGGAGATCTGGACTGACTGAATAGCAGCGGCACCGAGATAGCGGACCCACTGGAACTCCTGTTGTCTGAGTGGGCCGGTAATTGGATTTGTGGCATGATATTTGCTGTAGACGGCTGGAATCTGGAAAGAGAACCACATATCTGACAAGAGATCGCCCACACGGTCAACACGGGCTTTCAGTTGAACAGTTTGTTCATATGGATAGTCGGTTGGGCCATCCATGAGCTTGCTCGTTGTCTCAAGTGAAAAATGAGTGTACTTCTTAAAAGCCTTGTAGAAGAAGGTTAAATCAGGATTTCCTGATAAAATGACATTCTGTGCACCATAGGCTACTAGTTGAAGTAGACCGCCTCCTGGCATTCTTCTTCGTTATACTATCAAAAGATTAGACCTCTTGATACTGAAACGAAATTGTTTGTTCAGCCAACAACAAACCCTTTTACATTCCCTTTCTCTGAGTCCACCAGCTGTCTATCAAGTAAGGAGGGCGATCCATATTCTCCTGATCAAATTCGGAACTAGGACCCATGTCCATCATCGCCTTGATTTCACTGTATGTCATAGCATAGCTGAAGTAATACATGTTACTGATGTAGCCGGCAAACTTGCCATTGATCAAGAAGTTCTCACCAGGAGGGATGCCTCTCTTCAGGGATTGTTCAGTCGAAGGGTTCTTCCACTCGCTCACATTGGTGTAACGGATGGAGGGGAAGAGAATTATGGGCTGATAGTTCTGGTAAGGAAGAGTTCCGTTGAAAGACTTCTTGTTCGCCAGGTTGCCGTTCACATAGACTTCCATGGTGTTCTTTCGGAGAACAATGGCAAGGTGTACCCACTTGTTAAAAGGCACCTGTTTTACATCAATCACGTTGAACCAGGAATCGTATGTATTCATTACAACACGGAGTACAGGAGCAGAGGTCGCAGAGTTACTGGAACTCACGAAAACACCGGGCCCCATCAAGGGGAAGGGTCCTGACTCATAGCCTTTGTAGAAGACACACTTCCAGCCCTCTGAACCATCATCTGTGTCATCAGAGATATAGAGGAATGTAGAGTAAGAGAACTCTATGCCGGTCAGCTGATTGTCTGAAAGAGGGATTGTGATGGCATTCGGATCAGCAGGATTTTGCTTGATGATCTTTGTCTTGGCTCCACTTCCTGTATAGGGATAGATAGGGATGCGATTCTGGCCATATGTTAAATAGGCCTTGTACAAAGACTCAATTATCATTAAAATAAAAAAGATCGCCGCTGTGATTACTATCGCTATGACAATCTGTGGAAGTATGCCTGTGCTGGCTGTATCCATTCTAACTCAAAGGTCCAATTTGTTACCGAACGAAGTAACTGTGCTGAACAAGCCTGTGAAAAAGGAGGTTATGCTGAATGAATCAATAGGGCCCTCCTGGTACAGGGCCCAGATCTGATCAGGTGTCAAGGCGTAATTGTAGAAACGCCCCTTTGACATAAAACCCCGCAGATTTCCGCCATTGTTCACGCCAAACATGGCAGTTCCTTTGGCTCCAGCGGACCCAATGGCAAATCCTCCCTTGTATACACAGGAGCGAGCAAGTTTACCATCCACATAGACATCTAGTGTGCGTCCATTGCCGACAACAGTGACGAGCAGCCAGCGCTGATACTCTACACCGTTGATGATATCACAGCGATCATTTTGCGGCACTGAACCGGGTGTCGAGTAGCTGTCGATCAAGGACTGGAGGGGGTAGCTTGATCCACTCGGGCTTGCCAGGTTATTGTCAATCATCTCGGTAGGGTCACTGGTCGACTGGCGGACAACGAGGGTTCCATTGAGGGGGTTGAGGCCAATAAAAAGAAGTGTCTTACCCTTGGTTCCGCTATTCGTGAACCGATTGTCGGAAATTTCCAAGAGGTGGGCGAGTTTCGTGCCAGTGGGTCCAGCGAAGCCTTTAGTATCAGAGATGTAGACCCAGAAGGATGTGGAGTACTGTCCACCATCGGGAATACCTGTGATTTCCGTGGCTTTCACCACATTCTGGTTTGTTATTCCATCTGTTGCTGTTTTCGTCATCGAAATAGGACCAGAAAGAATATCAATAGAAGATCCTATTTGTGAGCCGTAAAGGAATTTATACAAGTAGTACAGTCCAACCAGTAAAGCAATGAAAAGACCAACACGGATTACAAGTTGCATTGTGCCATTGCCTCCTGCCGGTGGTGTTCCATTTGTTGCCGCATTCATTCTGTCTTAGAAGAAGAGTTTGGGTTACGAAACACTACTGGCAAAGACTGTAAAAGGATTGAGCTTAGTGCCCTCAGGGGGAGCTTGATTACAATTTCCAAGAAAGCAAGTACTAGAAAGTTCAAGAGTGAAGAGTGATTTGAAATCCATATCTTGCTCAATATAGTTGGGAATACCACGTGTATTTACCAGTCTCTGAACATCGGCAAGTACATCTTGAGAGGATGCAACCTTCTGATCACCAGAGAAGAACCCTATTTTTCCTTGCCATTTGCGATTGCCGGCAAACCAGTTACGACTAGGATCGGCCGGAACAGGCACGTAATCAGTCAACTTGCTGTTGACCAGTTTCGCCCCATAATAAATATCAAAACGTCTACCCTCTTTCACAATTGTAACAACTGTCCATTTTTGTAGAGGAATTGCCGGAAGAGGTATACTTTCCATAGCATGTTGTGATGAATCCTTTGCTGTGCGCACCTTCAAGAGAGCCGGGACATATGGCTTATCTGTCTGAGAAGTGTACCCCGAAGCCAAGAACTCTAAGGTATCACCGAGACGAACAAGGCTGGATAAGTAGCCATCCTCAGGAGTTTTACACTGTCCACAGTCAGATCCCACACACATACACTTGTTAAAGGAGTAGGTGTCACAAGAGGGAGCAAAAGAGGATGTGGAATCCACACAGTCGACCTTGGCCAGTGTTCTCGGTGCCTGCTTCACTAGGATGGCAAAGCGCAGGGTGGCTGGTTGATCAGACCAAGGAAGATCTTTATTTTCAAGTACCTTTTGATTAGTGACTGCGAGATCATACAACGCAGATGGCCCTTTGAATTCCGCTTTACCTCCCATAAACTGGATAGTCAGATATATGACAAGTAGTGTAACGGCTAGAAAAAGGATACCCTCTACTAGCATTCTAACCTAGATTACTCTAAAAACAGACACCGCCTATAGAGATCGGCGCAGGGGCATCAAAGTCTTCTATTGTGGCAAGTGCTGGTGTGACTGCCACTATCTCAGAATACCTGAGTGGGCGATTCCACAGATGTAAATTCTGTACAAAGACGGATTTTGTTGGCGCATCGGCCCAGGCCGGCGCAGTGCTGAACCGCTGATCGGTGGCCGGATTTGCTCCGTTGAGGGCCAAGACAGTCGGCATCACCCGCTGGAAAACCTGCTTTGTATTCATGTATACAGTAAACAACTTCTCCTCGACAACAACACTTATACGGAAAGGTGTATTCAGGGGAACATTCTTAATAGGTGGGCAGCTATAGACAATTGAATTGGGTCCTGAGAAGAAACTCACCACAAGATCATTAGTCTGTGTTAAATACATGATCATAGAGGCCTTGCTGGACATGTGTTGAGCAAGGTCAGTGGTTCCTGGATCAGGGACTGTAAAAGGGGTGGCTGGTTGGCCTGGGGTTGTTGCCGGCACGCCTACTTTCATCAAAATCAGTCGTTTTCTTGAATCAGTCTCTGTTACACGTCGAATGAGCAGATCAATAGAGAAGGTAAATCTGTTGACAAACCCAGAATTCAAAAGGGGGTCTTTCTCATCAGAAGGGGCCAGGGCCGAAGGGCCTGGCTGTGTGCGTCCATTCCAGTAGACTTTGCCATCTTCTTGGCCTTGGCCAGATGAAACTGATAAGAGACCTTTATCGCCTGGTTTGAATGAAAAAATTGGATATGTTGTGTAATGTACAACGACGAGGATTAAGAAAATGACTAGGGCATACAAAACAAGATAATAGAGTACTTGGAGAACATAAGAACCACCGCCTCCTGATGTAAAAGGAGAACTCCCTGCTCCACTGAAACTAGAAGTAACAGCGGACAATCCAGATGAAAATCCAGATGAAAATCCTTTTTGTAATCTTCCAGTTGTGTCTCCAAGCCACTCCTTTAAAATAGAGCCTCTGTTCAAGATCGGGTTAGCTGCGGGAGCTGGGGCGCTCATTCTGTTTGGGCGGCGGATTGTGTTTACTCTACATTTGTACTCACCTCCTCTTTCGCCTTCCTTGTAATTCTCATCGTCTTGGGATTGAAGCCGATCTTCTTGAAATGCTTTCTTGTTTGTGTAGCATTGCACTTTCTGAGTTTTTCCCGCAAGTAGCAGACAAAACTAATGCGAGTGAATGGCTTCTCAGAGCCCATTGTACCTGTTTCCATATCCTCTTTGTGAATTCTCGCAAGCCCCTTGTTCTTCTTTTTATCCTCTGCTGTTTCATACAATTCTGTGTTACAATGCCACTTGTGAACATCCATTGCCAAGAAATCGCCGGTACGGATATTGAACCCCACACGGTACTGGGGAAAAAGAGTATATCCCCCGTGATAATGGCCACGCTCTATAACACTCAAATTACCATATCCATCTTTGAAATCGCCGTCATCCATGTGTAGTGCTGTTCTGAAATTCCGATTTACAGTGACACTTGAGAAGGCTGTGCCGGTTATGTGTAAAAGGGGTTGTCCTTCGGCTGCTTTCTTTTGTAAGCGATGCTTCTCTGGGACTAAGGTTTTGAAGCAGTTATCAAGGGCTCTTATAAAAGGAAGTCCGTGCTTGTAATACTTCCAGTATCTCATGGTGTAGGAAGTGAGTCGGCAAGGGAGTCCCATGAAAGGGGTTGACTCGAAATATCCAAGGACTGAGCTGAAGACATTGTTATTTACACGCATCTTGGACACCTTTCCCTTTTGAATGTATTTCGCAGACCATCCTCGAACTTCTGTGGGATTCTTCTTCGACCAATACTTCCCTTTTACATCAATTGGGCCAGCGGCTGCTCCACGATTTCTTGAGGGAGCGGCTGTGATCCAGTAGCCTTCCCAGCCGATTTTAATGAGCTCAGGGTCAATCACTTGTTTCCGCAGTTTTGCAAGAAGTTGTTTGTTTCCATCCTTGTCTAGAGCATAGACATCAACATCTTCATCAAAAATAGTATCAACATCCTTTTCTGTAAAGTAGGTCCCCTGCTTGGCCTTGATCTCCTCGTCCGTCATAGCCGGCTTCACAATCACCTCTTTTACATCCTTCTTGAGGGACTTTGCTGATTTTGGCACTTGAAGTTCTTGATAAATTTCAGGAGGGAAATTTGTCAAGGCATTTGTAGAGTCTGCCATTTTAATTAGGTGTTAGAAAAGCCGATCCCTAGTCTCGCATGTACCAGAGTACTCCCGCAGTCACGCCGGCCAATACAATTCCCACACCAATTCCCTGAATTCTCGCTGCCATATCGGCTGCCACGAAATCATCAGGTGTCCAAACAGGAGATCTTCCTCTTTCACCAAGCCGTTTGTAGTACTTGAGTACTTCTGCCTCTGTAAGTTCTGGCTTATTAAGAGTTTTATTGACTTCATTGTGTAAAAGAATGGTCCAGCGGAAAAGATCTTGGCGGCGATCGAGATGGGGTGTTAGAGGATATTTCTCGAGATGGGCATTGTAATGGTCTCGACATACAGGACATGGTATGAGAAACTTCAAACTTTCATAGAAGTCTTTTGCGGCTTTCTTGTACCCGTAGCTCGGTTCTTGTGCAGGGTATCCTAGTGCTACAATATGGATAGTGTGCCAGAAAAAAGGCCCCCAGCTGTCAGGTGGCAAGTGCATCTTTTATTCCAGTGAATAAATTTCACGGGTCGGGTTAAACATACGAAACTCATGTTTTAGAAGGAGCAGGGAGACAAATGAGTAGATCAAATCATAGAGGTACGAACGGGTCATATGATCGCCAGCAGGGAGTACAGGCCATCTGTACAAATTGCGGTGGACAGGGGCATTCCTTTCGGCAGTGTATTGCTCCCGTGACGAGTTATGGAGTGATTATGGTTCAGGCACCTACTGGGTTTGACCTGGCTGCACAGTTAGCAACGAATCCTGCGTTAGTAACTGGAATGGAGAACCAGCAACTGAAGTTCCTATTGATTCAGCGGCGGGACAGTCTGGGATTCATTGAGCTGATGCGGGGGCGTTACAAGATCAATGATATTGACTATATTCGTCTACATCTGAATGGAATTACGGAGGAGGAGCGTCAGAAGTACAAGACTGGTCCATTTGAACAACTCTGGAATGGCATGTGGGGACTTGATCATTCACATTTGTATCGGAATGAGTATGAAATAGCAAAGGGAAAGTGGGAACAGATTCATAAGGGTGTAAAAGATAGTACGGGGAAATTTTGGACGGTCGATGATATCATTGCCACATGTGACTCTGCCCCTTTAACACCTGAGTGGGGATTTCCCAAGGGCCGTCGAGATGCGCAGGAGAGTGATTTTGTCTGTGCGATGCGAGAGATGTATGAGGAGACAGGGATCAAAGAGTCGCAGGTGATTCCTATTCAGAATCTGGAACCTCTCACGGAGTCTTTCTTTGGCTCGAATCATGTTCATTATTGCCACAAGTATTTTCTTGTATGGGTCCCTAATGATGTTGCCCTCGGTGTGTCAGAGGAGAATGAGCACATGCGGCGTGAAATTGGGGACCTTCAGTGGCTGAATCTAAATGAGGCACAGGCCAAGCTTCGCCCTGAGAACATTGAAAAGCGTGAAGTGCTACTGCGAGCAGCAAGTATCTTCCGCAACTTGTGTCCTTTTCCACTTATGAAAACTAGAACCAATTAGAATGGCAGAAGGAGCCACTGCATCTCCTGAGGCCCAGGCCCTACTCGCTCGGTGGAGAACTGAAACGGACTTCACTGTGAGAGACGAACTCCTAACAGAATTGCTTACAAATGGCATTTTCCCAGGTGATGACCAAGATCAATGGGAAGTTGAAGGTGGTCTCTACCCCGACCTAGAGGATCCTCAATTTCTTCCCAAGTTGATGAGAAAAAGGGAGTTTCAAGAGAGTCTCCAGAAGTCTGTAAAAGAGAGTTTAGAGGAGGGCAAGGATCGTTGCCGATCGAGTGAGGATTTTGAGCTAAGTCCTGTACAGCGGTTTGTGTCTCGTTTTCTCTCACCTAGGACCCCCTATCAATCAGCCCTCTTGTATCACGGCGTGGGTGTTGGAAAGACGTGTGCCGCCATAACCGTGGCTGAGTCTTACTTGGAGGCGTTTCCTGGGCGCAAGGTCTTCATTGTTGCGCCTCCCAATATCCAGGAGGGATTCAAGCGGACTATTTTTGATGCGAGCAAAGACAGTCTCACTATTCAAAAGCCGAGTAGTGGGAAGGTGAATACTCACAGGGGCTGTACTGGGAATATTTATCTTCAGTTGACGAATACGGAACAGGAGCAAAACAGAGTTGCTATCGAGGCAAAAGTGAATAAGATGATTAGGTCAAGATACGAATTCTTCGGGTATACATCCTTTTACAATTATATACGGGATATCTTGAAGAATTTGCCAAAGCGGGGATCTCCTGCTGAACTCGAGCGCATGAAGCGTGAGACACTGCGCCGTGAGTTCTCAAACCGTATTTTGATCATCGACGAGGCTCACAATCTTCGAGACAATCCTATGGAATCCGAAGAAGAGGAGAAGGACGATGCGAATCCTCAGGACACTGCCGATGCCAAAGCAGGGAAGCGCCTCACACCTTATTTGAGAGAGATACTTGATGCCGCAGAGGGAATGACGTTTTTACTGATGACAGCTACACCTATGTACAATACCTACACTGAAATCTTGTTTTTGCTAAATCTTTTATTACAGAATGATAAACTTCCTCAATTGCGGGTAGATGACGTGTTCAATGTAAAAGGGGATACCTTCATGCCAGGGGGCGAACGTTTATTAGGAAAAATTGCGAGTCAATATATTTCTTTTATGCGTGGAGAGAATCCCCTCACATTTCCCCTGCGCCTGGAACCTCAGAGTTCAGTGCGTATTCGCCGCTGGGCGAGTAAATCACCAAAGGGCGAGTCAGTTCCTTTGATTGATCGGCGTAATGTGGTGAAATTGCCATGTGTAGGTGCTTTTTTTGCCAAGCCTGCAGAGGAGGAGTATAAGAAATTGAGTGCTTCGATTGTAGGTTCCGCAGAGGGTCTTGGAATTACAAACCTCGATCTCTTAGTCCAGGCGGGCAACTGGATTTACCCTGCATCTGAAGGCACTGACATTTTTGAGAGAATTCGGCAGACAGGATTTGACGGAGCATTTACAAAGGAGTACAAGGGTACGTCAGCGTATTTTAATAGCGTGGAAGATATTGGTACGGATTGGATGTTAGAGGAGAATCTGGTGAAGGCTAGTGGTAAGGGATCGAGATTAATCAAACGTTTAAGAACATGTCGTGGTGTAGCTTTTGTCTATAGTCGTTTCGTGGCAACAGGAGCCTTGACCATAGCCCTGGCCCTGGAAGCCAATGGATATACCTTATGGGGTCGCACAACTGGATTACTAGGAGATGGCAATCAACACCCTGAGGGTCGGCAGTGCGCACTTTGCCCAAGGCATGAAAAGGGTCACGGTATGATTCCTGAAGAGGCGGGAACTCCTGCTCATGCGTTCAAACCTGCCAAGTATGTCCTTTTAACAGGAACAGAGGAGATTTCCCCTAACAATGCGGCGGCTATCAATGCAGCCCGTGCCATGTCAAACAAGGATGGTGGGGAGATCAAGGTAGTCATTGGTTCCCAGATCGCTGGAGAAGGTCTTGATCTTCGGTTTATCCGTGAAGTATTTGTCTTTGACAGCTGGTATCACTTGAATAAGCTGGAGCAGATTGTTGGCCGTGGCATTCGTAATTGTTCTCACGCAGCACTTGAAGAAGAGAAGAGAAACTGTACTATTACTCTTCTTGTCAATCAGTTTGCTGGCGACCCTGAGACAGAAACAATTGATATGTACAGTTATCGGCAGGCTTTGAAGAAGGCTGTTGTTGTAGGAAATGTGACTCGTGTGTTAAAGGAAAGTGCGATTGATTGTACGTTGAACCATGATGCCATTCTTGTTTCAGGCCTTGATCCAATCCCTCGTCTTCTCGATAGCCAGGGGCAGGAAAGGCGAGATGTGAATCGCAATGATGTTCCTTTAACAGCGATGTGTGATTGGCTTGAGACTTGTGAGTACAATTGTAAGGCGGGAGATGGAAGTTTGATGCCTCGCAGTATAGCCTTTGCTGACCAGGACTTGTCGACCTATGATGAATACACAGCAAGGTTCCAGCTTTCGAAGTTAAAGGCTTATATTGAAGATACAGTGTCAAAGGGAAAACCCTTTTTAACATTCGAGAACTTGGTGAGTCATTTTGAGACCATTCCTCGTCCCCTTTTATCGAGTTTACTGAATGAACTGATTTTACAGAAGGAATTTCGAATCAAGACAAGTACAGGTGAGGGGCGTTTATTGGCCAAGAATGGCTTCTATGTGTTTCAGCCAGATGAGATTCAGAACACTAAGATACCCATTGCGATTCGACTCATGAATGTGCCTGTGGCGAGGGATCGGTTTGATCCTCGTGTGGAGAAACTCGAGAAGACAGTTGAGGAACAAGAGGGGTTAGCTACAGAGGAAGATTCAGAGGAATTCTGGAATGAGAGTGTAAAATGGGTCTCGAGCTTGAAGACTGGCACTGCTGAAGCGGTGCTGCCTCCCACATTAGAAACAGAGTTGGCGAAGTTGAAGGACTCTGCTGGTGTCTTGAAGGCACAGAAGGAGCGTCTTGAAATGGTTTTGTGGCTCTATGACAATTTGAAGGGAAGCGAAGATGCTCGCAAGAAGTTTGCTGATGTTGTGTTAGAGTATATATGGGATGAGTTCATGACCACAGCGACGAAGAGAGAGTTGATTCAGCAATGGGAAAACCCTGAGTTTGAGTTGGTGACAAAGGTGGCGAAGGATGCTGTTTGGGAGTTTGAGGAGTCAAGGTACTTGCGGCTTTTGAATGGGTCGACTAATCAGATTGAATATCTATGTATGAATGCGGATGGAGAGTACTTGGAATGCTCGAAGGCCGTGGTTGAAGTGTTAAAGAGGGAAAGGGAGAGTGACCCCCTTTTACAGAAACCCATTGATTCCAAGACGACAGGACTTGAATACGGTATGGTCACATTCAACCCCAAGAAGTTGAAGTTGGTATTTAAGAAGAATAAGCCGCCTGTACCACGGGGGAAGTTGGGGCGTGGTTCTGAGTGTTCAATTAATAGTGCAACAGCTCACGAGTTGAAGATGTTAGAGGAGTTTGGTGGGCTGTTAAGAGGAGCGGGTCAGCATGACCTGGGTTGTAATGCTGAAGTATTAGCAAGAAAGCGTATTCAGAATTCTATTCGTGTCTGTACTGTGAGTGATTTAGTCTTGCGGTATATGGATCATGTGAAAATTCAGGGGAAGCGCTGGTTTTACCGGCCGCTGGAGGCTGCTTTGTATGGACACCCCCTGCGGTGAGGCGGCGGCCGAGCCGCCAAACCATGCCTTCCATTTTTTGGCTACGCTTTGCCGCATACCGTAGAGTGCTTAAATTAAGCACTCGAGGGTTGCTGTTAACTGCTTAAGTTAACGGTACTGCGGCCGAGCCGCCAAAAAATGAAACCTTAACTACCCTTTAGAAGCAGGGTCCAGCCCAGCATGGAAGTTGAAGCTATCTTTGAAGAGAAAGTAGCACTCTCTCCTCTTGATCTCCGTGCCAACATCACTTCATTTGATGATATTCTCTTAAAGAAACTGAAGAAGGGGCTAGAAGGTCGTTGTTCTCGTCATGGATATGTGATTCCTAATTCTCTTAATATTCTCAGCCGTTCTATGGGAATTGCAGAGAAGGGCCGCTTTACCGCTGATATCCTCTATGTAGTGAAGGCCCAGGGGAAGGTCTATTGCCCTCCTGATGGCACCCAGGTCGAAGGAGAAGTCAGTCAGAAGAATAAGATGGGTATCTATGTTGTTCTCAATGATGCCATTCGTATCATGATTCCCCGTGATCTTCACATTGGCAATGAGGAGTTTGATCAGCTAAACATTGGTGACCGCATCCAGATTGAGATCAAGAAGTCCCGTTTCCAGGTGAATGATCCTCATATCTTGAGCATTGGGCAGTTTCTGGGGCTTATCAGCAGTGATTCTTCTGCGGCCGCTCCTCTGGCTCCGCCGGCCCCCGAGCCAGCCAGTGCGCTAAACGAGGAAGGATCAGAAGAAAACGAGGAAGAAGAGGAGTCTTCAGACGAAGATGAGTAACGACTTTGAGGCAAGAAAACAAGTCTTCGAGGAGATTAAGAAGTTTAACAGAAATGAGTTAGAGGGAGTATATCGTATTTTACGTATTGAAGAAGAAGAAGTCAGTGAAAATCGCAACGGCATGTTTTTTGACCTTTTATCTTTAAAACCAAGTACAATCGCAGGACTCTTGAGATTTATTAATTTTTGTAAGGAGAATCGCCAAGTCCTTGAAACTCGTGAAAAAGAGATGGGTGATCTGACAACAGCAAATCCTGGCATTAACGAGTGGAATGGCGAGGCCTAAGCTACGATCACCCTTTAACACTAAGAGGATGGACTTCCAGGAATTTTTCAAGGTGCTCGACAAGAATCCCTTTGGTAATCAGTGTGTTCCACGGTTTAGCAAAGAGAAGTTTGAGTTGCGCCAGATTGTGCCCCATGAGACACTCTGGACCGCTGGTGTTAGAGGGTTAATG